CCTCTTGTTTGGTTAGTTCTTCTTTTCTTAGCTCATACACTTTTTGAGCCTCCGCTTGTTCAGGTGTATCTCTAAGTGCTTTGTATGCTTCACTAAAGGCGATTTTTAACTCATCCATGTTTTGTGCTTCCGTTGCAATGCTCGTAAAGTGAGCTAGATCTATCTCTGCTTTAGTGCGTCCATCATTAAGCCAATCCATTAGCTTTTTACCTGTTAATTCATTTAACTGAGTAACCTCGGCGTTGCTGAACAATCCTGTTCTATCCTTGCTTGCCATTGCTGTGTGAGTTTCGTGATTTAGGTCTAGTACAGTCGTAAACTCATACTCAACCCCGTCACGCTGCTCTGATTTCATGCCAAGTTTATCTACGCCTTTCTTACCATTTCCTTTATCGACCTGAGCAGTTTCCGTTTTACTTCTCATCGTTGCGATAATATGCAGGTCAGACCGTAGTATCGCATCGAGAAATGCATTGTGACGTGGTGTTATTTCGCTCCATGCTGACCACGTATTGCCTCGATACTTGGCTTTTGCTAACACATCGAGTAATTCTAGACATCCGCCTGTTCCACTCCATTCGTGAGTAATGCTGTCGATTATCAAATTATCGTAGCCAACTTCCTGCGCAACCCCGATAGCTTCAATAAATCGCTCTGGTGTGAATGGTGGATCTAACTCCAATACGTCAAAATTAAAACGGTCAGAGTAAAGAGAAGCACTTCCTTTTTCCGTATCAATCAATGCCGTTTTTCCGCCAAGTCCTTTGGCTATTTCCAGTGCTCCATAGGTTTTACCTGAGCCACTAGGCCCTGTTAAAGCGAGTCTTAATTTTGCTTTTTTTCGCATTGCCTTAGCGAATTTCATACTAATCTCCTAAGTATTGACCTTGACGTCTATCGCTTCCGTAGTAATCGACTTCAGATTTATTACTTGGTACAGAATCCCTTTCTGCATCACGTAACGCCTGAATATGTGGAGGAATAGGAGGGTGATTTTTTGATGCGTCCAAGTTCATATGTAGTAGCTCCATTGCTAGTCGCTTTTCTCTCTCCTTCACGCTCGTATTCGGCAAATGCCCCTCAATCATTGCAATAGCTTGAGCCAGAGCTTCCTCTCTGTTTTTTGCTAATGACGGTGATGTTAGGCGAGGGTATTTATCGGTAGGGTATGAGTTAGAAACGTTCATTGAAAATCTCCTGCAAAGTCCTTTGTTGGTATCGACAGTCCTTGTCGTCCTAACACTTCCGTTTGATACATAAATTCATCGTGTTCGCGCTCCTGCGATTCTTTACGCTTCCTGCGTAATTCTTCTAACCATTGTTGATGCTGTGTCACGCAACCCTCCTGAAATACAACTCATTGAGTATCTTTGCGACTACTTCCCCTCGTCCTGAGAGATGAATAGCTGCTGCGAGTGACTTTGCGTCATATTGATTAATGATGTAATCAACGACTTCTGATGGCTCTGGTTGGTAATATTGAGTAAGTTCCCTGAATGATTCTGTTTCAATGCGGACATCGTTAAGATTCTGAAAGGCTATTTCCGTGCCGTTATTTCGGTTTCTACTGGTCATATCTGCATAGGTGTAACGTATAGTCAGTGACATACTTTCCTCCCGTAAGCCATCTTCTGTAGTTGACTCGCCAACCGCCAGACATCCTTGTTATTAGTTGAGACTGCTATCCTTGCCGCTTGACGTGCGAGTTGTAAAAAAGGCGTAGTGATACGCACCGCCATGCAATCACGCATAGCGCTGTAATAGTTAGTTTTCATTGTTACCTCGCTAGGTGAGCGACAGGGTGGTTATCTGGTGTTGGTGCGGTGGGTTAGTAGTGAATTTTTACGTTTGATACTAGGTTTTTAGCGATAGTGATAATGCAATTCTTGGCGCACTCTTCTGGAATGCCAGCATCAATTAAATCTTGCATGGCTTTATTGTTAACTGTTTTCTGATGTTCCTTATCAGCCTGACGTTTAGCTTCTTCCTGACGCTTACGTTCTTCTTCTGCTAATCGCGCTTGTTCTGCTTCCCGTGCTTTCTTGCGTTCGGCTTCGATAGCTAATTGCTTCTCACGTTCAGCTCGTTCCTGAGCTTCTTTAGCATCACGTTCTGCCTTTTCCTTGGCTTCTTTTGCCGCCTGCTCTGCATGTTGAATAGCTTCCTGCTTTTCACGCTCTGCACGTTCGGCGGCTTCTTTTGCTTCACGCTCACGCCGTGCTGCCGCTTCAATTTCTTGCTGTGCTTTGCGCTCAGCTTCAAGTCTTGCCTGTTCCGCAGCTTGTCGCTTCATTTCTTCTTCACGAGCAATGCGTTTGCGTTCTTCTTCAGCTTTGCGTAAATCAAACAGCTCGTTCATTTGCAGGGCTTCTTCATGATCAACTTCGATTTGCTTCTTAAGCGCTTCGGCTTCTTCGCGAGCTTTTTCTTTCTCTTCCCACTCTGTTAGTGGCTTACGAATATCTGTGCTTAATGCATCTAGCTCGTCACGAAATATCTTACGGCTAGCATCAACTTTTTTAGGTAGCTCTTTTAACTTATCGACAACCGCTTTACCTTCCTTGTCGATATACGTTTTTGTTTGAGCAACTTTGTACGCCAGAGATGCAAAAGCCTTTCGGTTTTTAGCTACTGAGAAATCACTGTCGAGTTCTTTACGCTCTTCTTCTGCAAGAGATTTAATGTGTTCTAGCATCTGATTTACTTTTTCTGGTGCTGTAAATAAATCTAGCGCTGTTGCTTGTTCAATTACGACTAATTCATTTGCCATTTCCTATGTTCCTTATGTGCGTATTCCTCACTATTAATAGCGATATGAATGATTAAGTGGTGGGTTACTGCTGACCGAGGGCTTTTGCGATTGCTAAACGAGTCTTTTCCATTGACGACTCATATTTATCATCCCATCCTTGCTTGCGTCCGTTACGTTGCATTTCAATCAGTGCATCTAATAACTCTGGTGCTGCTGCAATTAGATTGGCGTTGGCAATTTGTTCATTTGCACTTAGCTCTACATATTCCCCATCTACACACGTTTTCCCAACAGAGCAATCAGCTATTTGCCATCCGTCTGTTTTGTCTGATTTAATTCCGCTTGCATTTGTAGAATTTAACCCTGTGAAAACATCAGTTCCATTCATACAAAACCACGGCGCAGGAGTGCCTTTAAATTCCATATCACCCCCTAGCCTTTAACATTGCATCTGCCATGACATAAGCTTGTTTTGCATACAAATCAAAATCTCCTTTGCATTCCTCAAATACAATAGGGCCATTTAACGAACTGATGATTGATGATATGCATTTAGAAGCGAAATAGTCTCGCAACGTCATACCTTCCTGGGCTATAAATTGCATATCTGGATGTCCACTTGCAGGAAAAGCGGCTCCACCTGTTTTATCTGTCATACTCCCTCCTAAACTATTTAATTAGTCCGTACACATGATTAATGTCGTTAAGTCCTTCCCTATCTAACTCTAAGTATGGATCCCATCTATCCAAACCTTTATGATGCGTCCTTACCAATTGCCAGCGCCAACCATCAGCATGTCTAACTCGTCTTACATACCTGATTGTTGTGACCCAATATTCATCATTAGGGCCATTTGGAACCAGTGAATCAAACTCGACTCGAACAACTCTAAATAACTTCGGCATGGATAGCTTTCCATTGTGGAAATCATCTATTGCCATACTCCCTCCGTTATTAACTAATTTTCTGTTGGAATTTTAACGTGACAAAATTCAATCAAATCTCTGGCGAATGCAAGGTCATCACTATTATCATCCCACACCGTATTTCCCTTAAGACCATTCAACCCGTCAATTTTATTAAGCCTTCTAAGTTCCAAAAAAATATCTACTAATGAATTTAGTAAAAACGGGCTGTTGGAAACTAAAATTGCATTTCTAAATACATCTTTATGATCAAGTAGGGTGCATACTAATTTTCCATTACTGTTTACTATCTCGAAATTTTCATCGCTGATTTCAATATGCCAGTTACGTTTGACATGCTTGTTATTTTCCACAGTTAGTTACTCCCAAAAGAATTATTAATAACACCTACTACCCATTCGGCATTTTTTATAATGCACTCGATCTCTTTTGTTTTTGTTTCTGGGTTGTCATCAACAATCTTCTTTAGTTTATTGAGTAGTTTAGATGTAATATTTAAGGTGTCATGTGAGGTCATAATCATGTGACAACCATCTAATCCAGCAATAGATGTGTTTACAGAAATAATCTCCTTATCTATGTCATTTTGGACTATATGGAAATATTCAGTATCGCCAAAACAATCATCTATTTTCCACTTGTAACCCCACACTGAGAACCCATCGCATACTCTAATGTTGTTTTTTCTTTCTATGCGAAACATATCTCTATCTCCTATCTATTAATCAACTCACCACAGCCCACAGAATGGACTGTAATTAGTTAACTGCACTCCGCTACCTAGCGAATTTATTTAGGTTTTCGATATTTTGATCAAATTTTGCTTTTCTTTTCTCAAATAATGCTTGCGAGCTAGAGAAGTCTTCACGTAGACCTGATTCTATTTTTTCTTTTATTTTCTTAAGTTCTTCATCGTTAAATTCAATTCCATTTTTGCGCAGATTTTCATAAAAACTTAGGCTAACTTTAATTTTGTTAAAGTTTTCCATGAAGCGTGATTTGATATAATTTCTTGCCGACTCAATATCATTGAAAAATTCGACCGAGGTATCACCTCCACTGCCGTCAGGCCATCGATTTAGCTGATAACTTATCCTCCCATCAGACCTGCCAAGCAGAGTCATCAGCCTTAGCCCGTCATATTTTTTTCTGCCATAGTAATTATCAATGCAGCTCATATATTCCATAGCATCTTCAATTTCATGTGGAACTGGATAACCGCTTGGTACCGCATATTTAACTTTTCCAGTAATTACATCTAGGAAGTGAGTGAAATCTTGTTTATCTATGTTATTAGCTAAAACAGATACACTCTTAAACAAATCACGATATCCAGAAAGTTTTATTTTAATTTCATCAATTTCTTGATTTATTTTATCTCGTTCCTGTTTGGCTTTATTTATTCCTTGTTCAGCCCTTTCAAGTTCTCTTTCTTTGTGGCTTTTCACAGGCTCATCGTGAAGGCTTTTCGTTGTGAAATTCTCACCGCTTGGTATCTCTACCCCTGAGTCAGTAACGAAAATTTCTTGCACAATACTTTCCGTAGCATTTAACTTTCCTAGGACAGCAACCTTGCGTCCGTCTGATAAAAATTTAGTTTCCATAATTTCTCCTATCTCGCCGTAACCCCGAACTCGCTCGGCTTATCTTTAAGTTTTAATGTTTTACGTGTATCTGGTGCTGATTTAAGACTTAACACCAAACTTGCCAGCACATCTGTTTCATCGACTGGCTTAATGATTGAATCCCAAATTTCCTCAGTAGTGCGACCACGATTAGCTTCTTCTAAAGCCTTACGCGCCATTAATGCACCTCTGGCTGCATAACGACGCATCTTTGAATTTGTCTTACCAGTGCGCGGTAAGTAAGTGATCTGCTGCATGGTTTACCCTCGGTTAGTAAGTATTGGTGATGCGGTCATTGGCTATCAGCCTCGAACTGTCTTGTCAGCCTTGCTTGCATCCTCTGCAATAACTTCACCTTATTTGCTGGCCACCTTCCTAAGTTAATGATCAACAGCGTTGTTATTACTCGACGGACTCACACCGTCTGACATTGGTTTTGCTTGCATCTGGTTCAGCGTAACCGCATCCCAATACTCACTTGGAGTTTTGAAACTTTCCCACAATGGCGGGAGTTAATTTGTAAAAGAGCGAACATCCTGTTTATCTATGGCTCCTTGCCTTCGATGTGATTAACTATACAAGTATTGCTTTATTAAAACAAGTATAACTTGTGTTTAAACTTGAGTTAATCTTTATTTAAACAATAAATGCTTGTTTTTATTTGTGTTATTTTTTGTAAAAATTTTAAATTTTTTATTCTTTTGGCAGGTTTTGTGATTTGCGGACATAAAAAATCCCTCATTAAAGAGGGATCTGTGGTGGGGAAAAGATAGGTGGTTAGTTTTTACTTGATGTTATTTCTGCGAAATCCAGTAGCGCTTTCTGGCAATCGTTGGTCATATCAACTAAGGTGCTGTTTTTCTTTTTTGCCTCATTGCTCATGAATTTATCTATAAACTCATCCCCATCTGGAACATTATTTTCTTGCTGAAATTTATATAAAGAAGAGTAAGCGTTGCACTCAGATGCCTTCATGATTGTAGTTATCAATTTGAAGTCATCTTCATTGGTGAGATCAATCTTATTAGTAGCGTGAGCAGATATTGAAGCAACCGTAATTAGCAATAAAGCTATATTTTTCATTTGGCTACCACCTGATAATTGAATAAATTTCTATCCATGAAATTTGTATTTTATAGATTGGCTAACTAAAACTTTGGCGTGAATGTAGAGACCATTGATACTGTCCTCTTCCAGATACCAAGTTTCATATCTTGCGTTATCAGATATAACAGCCAGCCTCTTATATTGCTTTTGAAGCCTTTTTATATATAGCTGATTATCTAAAACAAAGACATAAATTCCATCACCATCAAAAAAGTTAGTGGTGATATCTACGAATATTTGATCTCTAGGCTCAAATGTTCCAGCCATAGAGTCACCTTTAACAGTGATCATCTTGATTGTGGATGCAGATCTACCACCAAACAGTCTTTTTGCTTCATCCGCTGAATACTCAATAGCTGTTATTGTTTCAATGAAATCATCAAGAACCATCACACCAGGTCCTGCACTAGCTTGGATATCCAGCATCTCCACCTTGTAGTTATTTTTATCTGAAATTTCACCATCTTGCTTTATTTGAATACTACTGACTTTGTTTTTTTCATCAATGTCAGTTATTCCGAATAATAACCAATTGGTATCAACTTCAAGTATTTCAGCAATTTTAATAACTCTGTTTTTTCTTGGCTCAGTACTGGTCTCCCACTGCTGTACTGATTGTGGTGATACGCCTACCAATTCAGCTAACTCAGCTTGGGTCATGTTTTTTGCAAGTCTAGCTTGCTTGATTCTTTCGCGCATAGTTTTCATTCGCTCAATATACAAGTTGCACTTTTATTTTTCCAACAAGCAATGCTTGCTTAAATAAAGTAACTCTTGTATTCTTCTTGTTGTTAATCAGTTAAAGGAATATCTTTATGAATGCATTGGAAACAACAATTAAAAAAGCAGGTGGAATTCCAGCCTTAGCTAAGAAGCTAAAGATTAGCGATCAGGCCATTAGACAATGGGAGCACAAAGGTCGCATTCCTCCTGCAAGATACGCTCAAATCAACGAACTATTCGGAATACCATTTGAGCATTTAGTAAAAGATAAAAATTAGTTTCACCCGCTCTTTTAACAATCTAGGTTCCGCCACTGTGGAACATATCAATACCAGCTCATACGGAATGAGCCACGGATCATTACTGCTGTTCCCAATATGGGAAGTAATCTAAGAAGGAATTTAACAAATGGACTACGCAATTTCACGCAACGTGCGAGCTATTGAGGCTCGTATTCGCAAAGGGATCATCTTAACCACACCTAAGCAAGTTGCTAAGGCTGTCGGTGTACACGAATCCCAAATCACTAGATGGCAAGCTGAGAACGGCTTTGTTGAGAAGGCAGCAAGACTGCTAGACGCAATAGGGTTCGATGCGCCAATTCAAGATGTGATTATTCAGGGTGATGAGGCTAGAGCGTTAATTCAGATGCTTGAACATGTCAAAGCACCAAAAAGAAAAACCTCAACCACTGCGAATGGTGAGGCTTCTCAACAAATGGACTTAACCATTTAAACTAACAAATACACTGTATCAATAACCAGTAATTACGACAAGGGAAATTTAGGTTTCTCTTGTCTGATACAGCTTAGGAATAAGGGAATTATACCATGAAGAAGAAAGTTAATCATTGGTTTAATCGTCACGAAGTGCATAAAAACATCATGCGAGATAAGACGTTACGAGAAGTGACACCGTTAGGAAGTAAACGTCTAAAGGAAGCATTCGAAGATGCAAAATTGAGAAATGAGCATCGTGAGAAATTACTAGGAGGATCGCATGAGTAATGTTGCATATGCAGATTTTGGTAATCAACGACGGCAAGAGAGGCCTAACGTGGCAGATCTTGATAATGGCTATACCAGAATAGCGAATGAGCTATTAGATGCAATCATGCTTGCTGGGTTGACCAAGCACCAATTATTAATGGTTATGGCTGTGTGGAGAAAAACATACGGCTTTAATAAAAAAATGGATTGGGTTGGCAATGAACAACTTGAAAGCATGACAAAGATTGATAGCACCAAATGCTCCACCGCTAAAAATCAATTAGTTCGGATGAAAATCTTTATTCAGGAAGGTCGAAAAATTGGAATGAATAAGAATATTTCTGAATGGGAAACCGACATTGACCGAAACAGTAAAAGTTTTACCGAAACGGTAAAGAATAGCTTTACTAAAACGGTAAAAACCACTTTACCGAAACAGTCAAACACAAAAGACAATAATACAAAAGACAAAAGAAAAGATCCCACCATACCTCCCAAGGGAGGAAATCAAGGAGGCTCTCTCCGTGAAGAATTAATTTCAATCCTAGAAGGAAAATTTGATTTCGATAAGGCAGATAAGCTTCATAATTCTGTTGAGCAAAAATTAGTTGAGTTGGGTTATATCTGCGAAAGAGAATTTAGAGTTAGCGACAGAGGGGATGGTAAAGCTGGTCGAGTTGATCTTCTGGTTTCCAATGGTGAAGGCGATTCTTGTGGCATTGAAATCGATAGGCTGAATGCTAGAGATAAATCCATTGTAAAACTAAAACAACTTTCTGATGGTTTCGTTTTGGTGAGAGAAGGGATCGTGTCTGAGAGATATGATTTCGATGGAATACCAGTGGTAAGCGCTCATCCTATGTCATCTTCAAGTGAAGGAATTTCTCGTGAAGAGATAATCAGGGAAGCAAGAGAAGCTCTAGATTTTTATAACAATATCACTGGCTCTCAATGCAGAGACTTTAAACCATTCATGACTCTCTTATCTCCAACCCAAAGCAGAGATAGATATCTGCTAAGTGATTTAATCACAGTTATTGAGTGGGTGGTGTCAACATGGAAGCGACGTAATAACTCAATAGCAAAACCAACCAATATCTGCCGAGTTAACCGCTTCGATGGCTACCTATCAGACGCTCTCAAGTGGAAAAACCGAGACGGTATCAATCCTGTCGATTGTCCTCATGAAGAATTAATTAAAATCTGGAACAAATACGTTCCTGAAAGAGCCATTGATTTTCATGAGTGGACATCACGCAGACCTGCTTACAAAGATTTGGAGGCTGTCTGGAATGGAAAAACTAACAAAGGGCAGTGGCGTGAAGTAAAACACATGGACACCTGCTTCAAGTTGATATCTCAATCAAGTTTATTCACTGGCTTACAAGACAAGGGATGGTTAACTCTTGACTGGATTTTAACGCCGACAAGATGGTCGCAAACCTACGAACAAGCCAAACGAGAATATACCGAACGGAAAAAAGGGATTGTTTAATGGAAAATAAATTCACAGATTATTATTCAGAGCAGGCTGTCATTGGCGGAATACTGATTGCCACATCTGAAACAGAAGAAATTGCTGTCTCGGCGATTGAAAGTTTAGTTGCTGACGATTTCACATCATCGGCTCACAAAGCCATATTTAAAGCCATGCAAAGCCTTGTCAGGAATGGCTCTAAGGTTGATTTGGTTTTACTGAATGGAGAAATTGAACAACAAGGTAATTCTGATATTACTGGCGGGTTCGGCTATCTTGCTGAATGCACTAAAAATACATCAAGTATTCAAATGTTACCCGGTTATGTTCAGAAGATTAAGGATCTAACCACGGCACGAAAAACGCTTGCTGTTCTCAATGAAGGTATTGCGAAGATTAGCTCATCAAACGTTAGCAACCTTGTTGATGTTGTTGGTGAGGTCCAATCCTCAATCTCATCAATGGACACAGGTAGTGTTGTTGAAACACAGCACATCATGGACGGAGTGAACGAGTCGATAAATATTCTTGAGTCGATGATCAACGGTGACATCTGGAAATATAAAACCCAGTTTGGCTTACCTGATATCGACAAGGCATTTGGTGGATTTAATAATACCGATTTGATTGTTATTGGCGGTCGCCCAGGAATGGGTAAAACCATGTTTAGTACAGCGATTTCAAAAGCAATCGGATTGAAGCAAAAGAAACCTGTTGTTTTTTATAGTCTTGAAATGCCGTCATGGCAGATATCAGAACGAATTTCATTTCATCATGCAGGCGTTAACAAGCAAGACTTACTCGGTGATGATAAATCTAAGATCAACATGGATGAGGCTTGGGGTAAGTTATCTCATGCACTTGCTGACATTCAGGAATCACCGATTTATATCAATGACCGACCATCAATGAGTATTCATGAAATACGTGCTGACGCTAGAAAGATGCACAAAAAAACGGGTGGTTTAGGTGTCATTATCGTTGACTACTTGCAGAAAATGAAAATGACCAACCCTGAAAACATGAATCAGTCAGTTGGTGAGATTGCAACAGGGTTAAAGAATCTCGCAAAAGAGCTTAAATGCCCCGTAGTCGCACTGGCACAGTTAAACCGTAACTTAGAGCAACGCACCAATAAGCGCCCCGTTAATGCTGATTTGAGAGAATCTGGCGTTATTGAGCAGGAGGCAGACGTTATCTTCATGATTTATCGTGATGAAAAATATAATCCTCAGTCAGAGTTAAAGGGAATTACCGAGATTATTTGCACTAAATCACGTCACGCACCCGGTGCAGAAAAAACATATTACTTCACTAACGCTCGTGGTGGTTTAGATCAGGTTGACTTAAATCGAGTAAGGATGGAATCTTATCAAGATGAAATTGAATGCTAGTTAATATGAGAGAAAACCATGATTGTTAAAACTGAAAAAATGACAGATGAACAACTTATTAATTACTTAAAAGCTAAATTTTTATTAATCACTAATGAATTAGCAATTGTAAAAACTGAGTATCCTGATGCACAGGAGAGAATCGACAAAGCTGTTCGGGCATCCGTTAATGCTACGGATGTGATAACGGAACATCAGCGCGAATTCTAATAACTCAGCCTGCAATATGCGGGCTTTTTTGTGCCTGCAACAACGCCGATTCCAAGGTGCCAACGTTTAACACGCAAGAGGATTTTTAGATGAACTTACTAACACATACCGTCACCAAGGTTTTAGGTGATCCGGTTCGTCACACTTACAAATCGGATGATGGAACAGAAAATGAATATTACCTAACGCCAGTCGAGTGTGATTGCTGGGGTGATATTTCAAACACAAAAGTAATGACTAATACCTTAGATCAAGCCAAGGCGATTAAAGTCGGCTATGAGTGGGAAGCGTGAGGATTTTTAGATGAAAGGAATATTGTTTCACAAGGATTATCCATATCCAGATATAGACTACTGCTACAAAAATTACGATAGATTAATTGATAACCAGCAGTGGATAAATAACCCACTCATAAATATGTCAGAAACCTCTCTTAAAATTAAAGTTACTCCACTGAGAAGAAAATTGGATAGATGCTTTCCAAGGGGAAAAGCATACATGCGAGTTAGCAAGTGTGAGTTTATGGCTGGCAATTAGGCGAGGTGTTGAGTGATGAAATGGTATCAGAAGGCACTCGTCAGAATATTTAGTAGCAACATCCTGACGTTTCTATTTCAACTCATTGCTTGGTGTTCGGTATCGCTTTTAATCGCGATAGATAAATTAGGCGAGTTTAATCTTCATGTTTATCTAAGGGCATTACCAATAGTGATTATTCAGGCGTTAGTGATGACCTATCTAATCAGGTGGGTGTTTAAGTTTTGTATGAAAAATATTGATATCAAAGGAGGCATCTAATGCAGGGAACTAATTGGGTTAAGGTGAGTGAGAGATTACCTGAAATGGACACGCCAGTAATTGCTGGGTGGTTCAGAGGTGAGGAGTTTGTATACCACGTTTTTATGCGTTCTGATACATGCGGAGAAGGTTGGACATGGTCAATCTCATTCGATAATTACATAAGTTGCGGTGAGGATTTCATCGAGGATGATGACTACTCTATGATAACTCATTGGCGACCAATGCTTAGCCCACCAATGCCAGAGGGTGAATGATGGAATCACCACTTGCACGAATGATTAAGCAACAGGTGTTCGACGCTAACGTTGCCCGTTTAGTTAAACTTAACGATGAACAATGGGATTTCATACTGAATGACCAAGATAAATGCGCGTGGGCTGGCGGTCACTACTACGGTCACGATTATCATGGGTGGGATATTCTTATAGCACACGATATTAAATACGTTCAAACAGGATTGAGGGAGGCGTTGATATAGGAGGCTAACTTGGAAGCAGATTTTCTCTTCCACGAATCAACCAAAAATACCGCATGGCAACACCTCAAAGAAGTTTTAGCAACAAACCAACCACACCGAATCATTATCAAGCCTTGGAAAAACAAGCGTTCATTATCTCAGAATGCCACTTTTCATATGTGGTGCTCAGAGATAAGCAAATACCTATGTAAGAACAATGCCAATTACACACCAGAAACCGTTAAGGAGATGCTTAAGCATACGTTCCTAGGTTATGAGGTGGTCGATATGATTGACGTTACTACACAGCTTACAGAGCGCGTAAGGACACTTCGGAAAACATCAAAACTTGATACAGGTGAAATGTTCCACTTCATGGAGCAGGTTGAACGCTGGGCGGTAAGCATAGGTTGTTTCGTGACAATCCCACACACAAGCGAATACATGAAACTCAAGGAGCAACAAGAGCAATGAAACTTAAAAATATTTTAGATGCCATGCAGTGCGGGGCTAACTGGTTATTTTGGATATATCAGCGTCCATACCTTAAAGAGTGGGACGATTATCTAAATTACCTGATCGACGAGTGCGGTGTTGTGGAAGAGCGTAGTAGCACAATCACATTTAATGATAGAGGTGAAAAAGTAAAGGTTTGGAAAGAAAATAAATACTACGCATATGGTCATCAATACGTGACTGACCTTGACGAGGAGTATGAGTTCAGACCGTCATTCAGGACGATGATTAAATTATCAAACCTTGTTGATAATCGTGAACATAATCGCAAGCAAAATAGAGTGAATGCTTTTGCCAACGAGTTAAGAAAAAAGGTAAAAAAGTGAACTGCCAGTCATGCAATAGACCACTAACGGATGAAGAAATTTACGTGTGTACCCAGTGTGCTGATGAATACGCTCATTTGGAAGTGATGGATAAAATCAAAGGAGAGGGAGATGCAGAGGTATCGTAGTAAATATAAACACAAACATAAATATCCAAAGAAACCACAAAAGGAGTTTGAACCAATGTTTAATGCCAATTTATTACGCTATGGAAAATTTGTCGCAATATGGTTTATTGCCATGTTAATTCTTGGAGTTATTTTAGGGTGATGTATGGCTAAGGCTAAAAAGCCGAAGCTCAAAACCTGTAAAGTCTGCAACAAAGAATTCACTCCCTACCTATCTACCCAAAAAGTTTGTTCCACATCCTGCGCAATAAAATTCGCCTCAAATGAAATTAAACGGACCGAAGAAAAGGACCGTAAAAAACGCTTATCTGAGGAAAGAAAAATATTGCGGGCCAGAAAGGAAAAGTTAAAGACAAAATCAGACTGGAACAAAGAGGCCCAAGCGGCAGTAAATAAATACATCTTTTGGCGAGACTATGGTCAGCCATGCATCGCTTGCGGTCGGCAATTAAATTATGGGGTAAGAGGTGGTTCCGTAGATGCCAGTCATTACAGATCAAGGGGTTCGGCAAGTCATTTAAGATTTAATTTACTCAATATTCACGCTGGCTGTGTTCACTGCAATAGGGACCTGTCAGGAAATCTCATCCCGTATCGCATTAATCTCATCAATAAAATCGGCGAAGAGCGAGTAACTCGTTTAGAGCACGATAACACGGTCCGTAAATTCGACATCGAATATCTCAAGCGAATGAAATCAATATTCACTCGTAGGGCCCGTTGGTATGAGAAAAGGCGAAAGGATCAATATTCGGAGGTGGCTTAATGTTTACTGACTTAATCGCAGCTATTGAAGAGTGCAGGTTTAGAGCATTAACAGAGCGCACAGGGAATAAGCCTAAGCGTTACTTATCTATAGTTCAGAAAAAGCATGGCTTCATGGAGGTTGTAGAAACGGGGTGGGCTAGAAGAGCAAATCTACCGATCATGTATTCAGTAGGTTGCGATAGATATCACACAGTATTACCGGAGGCGAGATGAGGGAATGCGATCCGTTCAATCTACTGTCTCTTTATTCAAGTAAAAATGAATTAAGGCGGATTTGGGGTTCTAATCGAAAAAACGCATTAGACAGTAAGCGAGTCTGGGTTCGCTACATGCTAATGACGTGGGGAAAGGAATACGGTGGCAATGACTACCCTCATTCTGGGTCTGATAGTGTCATTGGACGATTAATGATTAGGACGGAATGGAGCGAAACAGAAGGGGAAAGAATAATAAAAGTTGTAAAAGACTTGTATAAAATGGGATATCAAGGAGAGGAGTTATTCAAAAAGTCACATGAGATATTAAATCCTAAAAATAAAATAAGCGACCTCATTGCTCTCGCCAAAGAATCAGATGATGCCGCTTTTGTAGAAAATGTAATAACGAAGACATTTGCTAAAAATAATCCAATTCGTCATGTGGCTATTAAACGATATTGTGATCGCAAATACCCGCAAAAGATGGCTCGTGAATTGAGTTATCAAACTAAAATCAGCATACAGCAAGCCGTGAGGAGGATCGGCTGGGCGGAAAGCATTCTTGAAGAGGAGATGTTTTACGCAATGAAACATGAATTAGAAAGGGAGTTATGTCTGATTTCATAAATATTTAAAATATATATTGCAAATGCGAATTTTATGTGTATAGTTTGTGATATGCTCGGGCAGTAAAACAAAGAGCACTGAAAGCCTGATAGAGATATCGGGCTTTTTTTGTATCTGAAATCCGAACAGTGCCCCTCATAACCTCTACGTAGAACGGAAAAATCTGGTTTGCGATATGTTTGGGGCTTTCTATTTTTATTCCCCCGAATTCGATGGAATAAGTTTTTGATATTTATCCAGAGTGCTTATTTGCATTGTGGTAATCCAACTCTCCGGAATTTCCGGATAGTTCACATTCAGAAGATCGCTTAGGCGGTCTTTTTTCGTATATGCCGACCACAGAATCAATCACCCTCGTTATCACGTTCACACAAGAGCTGTGAGTCGGCACCTTATTAACTAAATAAATTGGTAAATGTTATGTCAAAAGAGATAAGCGAATTACAGTTTAGTCTTCACTATGCCTCAGAAACAGACAGTGAAAAGAATACCTCCATCATTTTAACGGCGAATATCCATACGGCTGATGGTGAAACTCAACAACTGACACAATTAATTTGCACGACATCTTCCGCAGGTAAAAAGCAATATCGAATCGGCTTGCAAAAAATTAGTGATGCTGGTGCTCCATTGCTGGTGGCGATTGAATCCTATTGGCG